ACCAAAGTTTCGATAGCCGCCTTGGCGTTGGCGCTTACCTGCTCTGCTGTGTCACCTACCAGCACCCTCCACGTCACATTGGCACTACTCGCCGCCGTGATGCCGTGCAACCGCAGTAGGCGGCCGTTTGTCTCACCGTTATTGAGGAACAGCGGTCCAATCGCCACATGCGAGCCTGAATAGCCAACCTTGAAAGGCCAGAATGCCTGGCGGTCTGTTTCAAAGAGCCAGTTCACCGCTGCCGTAGGAATGTAAATACGAACACCTTTCGTTGCGTGATCGTATTCCAACACCGTGTCTTCGTCGGTTACTCCAGTCAGCTCTTGCGGAATGACATCCTCAGATAAGCCTTGCACACCGTCGCCGCCGGCCGACACTGTGTAGAACCCGTGCGAAGACAGGAAGTAGTAGCGGTCCAGATGGTCACGACACCACGCACGAGGGCCAACGATGCCCACGTCTCGCGAGATGTTCTGCAAGCCGCCATCTGCGACTGGATCGCCACGAACAACCCACAGCGAACTGCTGGTGGCCGCCAAGAGGTACGCATCCTTGTGGGGAATCAAAGCCGTGATGTTTCCGCCTAGTTCGCCCGCTTCCGACAGTTGCATCACAAATGGGCGTGCGAGATCGCTGATGTCCGACGCCATAGACCAGTCTGTGTAAACGCCCATCCTGCTGGCGAAGATCGCTTGGCTGACAGGTCGGATAAACCGATCGCGATAGATGCAGTCCGCGTTTCCGCTAACACCCGGCGCGTAGTCACCCGGCGATGCAACCACATAGCCTGATGAATGCACAACACCGACTGTCGTTGCGGCCGCAGATGGAGTCCACGAGCCACCGCGTAGTCTCTTGGTGAAGTCCTCGGTTCGGACGTTCAAGCTCCACGGCGATGTGTATCTTTCACGCTTACCTACCTCCTGACGGATAGAAAGGCCGCGATTGACACCTGAAGGCCAAATTAGTTCTTTAGCAGGCACAGTCTGTACCCTCCATGACAGAAGTGCTAAAATACGAGCAGCCAATCAGTTGTAGCTGACTGGCTGTTCTAACCACATTAAATCTATTGCGGAGATTCACATGGCTGACAGCAATTCTAACCGTCGCGCCCACAACTTTGTAGACCTGACTGGGAAGCGATTCGGTAAATGGACGGTTCTTGGCGAGGCAGAAAAGAATCCATCTAGGAGTAATGTCTTCTGGACCTGTATCTGCGAATGCGGAACACAAAAGTTGGTCAATGGTTCCCAACTCACTAGGAACCTTAGCCACGGTTGCAGACCATGTGTTAGACGACGACACGGCATGCACGATACGACCGAATACAATTCCTGGGAGGGAATGAAGCAACGCTGCAATAACCCGAACGCGAAATCTTTTCCTAGCTATGGAGGAAATGATGTCGCAATATGCGAGCGATGGAAATCGTTCGAGAACTTCTACGCCGATATGGGCGTGAAGCCATCCGCATCTCACAGCATTGACAGAATCGATGGTTCTAAAGGCTACTCTTGCGGGCATTGCGAGGAGTGCGTGTCGAATGGCTGGACAGCGAACTGCCGATGGGCAACAAGGGCAGAGCAGACCCTCAATCGATCCTGCGTTCGAATGATTACATTTAACGGAGAAACACTTTGCCTCACACACTGGGCTGTCAAAGTTGGAATCCACATCAATAGTTTGCGCAAGCGACTTCGCCTCGGCTGGTCCATAGAACGTGCATTGACGGAACCTGTAAAGGCAAAGTCCTAAACAGGTCGCTAGATAATTCGTCAATGCGAGTACCAGTGTCGCCACGTCATCTCCGATTAGGCCAGACCAACCGCGCCTGTATTCACTAGCACCTCCCACCTGTACCCGGTGGTGTGCGACACCGAAATCAACTCGAGCTGGTCACCAACGTCTTGGAATGTCGCAACCGTGTTACCAGCGACGTTGAACCCATTGGAAGCAGTAACCACGCAGTCACCGCCATCGGTCTTCATTCGCAGCGTAAATCGACTACCGACCTTCGTTGGATTGTCGAGTGTCCGTGTCTCGGCAGCGGCTGTAACCAGCTCGCAGACCAACAGGTCTTTTGATGGCGTAATCCGTCCGCTTGCGCCTGGATCTCGCAGTGCGTGATCTGCGTTCTTGATCGTGTCCAGAATGCGATGTGCATTATCACCTGGCATAACTATCTCCTTCGAATGATGTTGTCAGTAACAGTAAATTGAACTTAGTAAGGTGGATTGGTTACCACAGTAGCTTCGATTGAACCGACCCCGCCATTGCCACCTTGAGCCACAATGACTTTGATACGTTCATTCTTTATCGGAATGAATTCACTGCCATTGGATGCGGCTGATCCATCTGCTACGGCGTTGAGCAATGCACGAGGATAGTAGAACACGTTGCTGGTACCGGCATCCGTTTTTGACATGATCGGAATGCCGCTAGCTTCACCAGTAATGGTCAAGTCTGCTCCGGTGGCAATGGTGCCTGGAGCATACTTCAGGCAAATCAGAAACCCATTAAGCCCAAAGTTAATGCTTGACTGAATGTAAACTGTCGCATTTCCGCTAGCGTCTGTAACGATGTCGGCTTTGGCTGATGAAAACATAATTTTGTCTCGCTTCTAATGACGCCACTGTGTTTTACGCGGCCAGATTTTGTAATAATAGTGAGCGGTACCGCAGTTCTAGCTCCGGTACCGCTCTGACCACATTTCTCTCAGACAAAGGTGTAGAAACATGGCTAATTCCGATTCTATCGCAATTCCTTCGCGCCGCGTAAAAGATTTGACCGGAAAGCTTATCGGACGATGGACCGTACTCAATTACGCTGGGCTGAATAAGCAAGGTAGCGCCATGTGGAACTGCCGATGCGAATGTGGCACCGTGCGCACTGTACCCTGCGGCAGCCTTAGCTGTGCACGCAGTACAAGCTGTGGCTGCCTTAGAGACGCTTTGAGCCGCGAACGCCCAGTCACGCACGGTAAATCCAAGTCGCCTACATACTGCTCGTGGAGGGCCATGCTGACGCGATGCTACAACTGTCGCAATGAAAACTACCATGGGTATGGTGCGCACGGCGTTCAGGTGTGTGCACGGTGGCGAAATTCGTTTGAGGCGTTTCTTGAGGATATGGGCGAGAGACCATCTATCCTGCACAGCATTGATCGCTATCCAGACAAAGGCGGAAATTACGAGCCTAGTAATAGCAGGTGGGCCACTCGTGGACAGCAAAGCCGAAACATGCGCACCAATGTGATGCTGACATACAAAGGGGAAACGTTGTGCCTGCAAGACTGGGCTGCGCGCACCGGAATTGATGTCAGCACTCTTCGTTCGCGATTGACACGAGGGTGGACGATTGAAGAAGCGATCGAGATTAATGTTGGTCATCGGCATCGTACTAAAGGTCCAATCCATCAAGGCTAACTGTGCCAATTCTTGCTGCCCTCATCCAGTCCGCGTTGAGCCTGTTTCTTGAATAACGATTGTCACCAATGTCTGGTCCCAAACTTGTTGGGCTTGATCTTTCCTGATCATCACGAATGGCAAGTACGATTAACTCCATGTATCGCTTATGGTGCACGGCTTCTCTCTCTTCAAAATTCGTCTCCGCGGCAGCCAAACACGATTCCAGAATGACCTGGCTCAGCATCTCGCCGCCAATCGGATAGAGATTCGTCTCGTCGATCAATACTGGCCGCAAGAGCATTGGCACTCTAAGCGTGTAAACTGCATTGGGTGCCGGGTACAGAACCAGCACCTTGCGGCTTCCGACAGTCGGATCGAACGTTGATGTTCTCACGGAATAGAACACTGGGCGGTCGAACTCGGCATTGCTTCCTTCAAGCTGGCGAATCATCGAGTCGTGCCTCCTCCGAACCGGAGGATACCATGACTCAGGACTAGGGTAGTACGTCAAGTCACTGTCGTTGGCCACTGCATCGAACGTAGCGTCCAGTGGTATCTCTGGCCTGGCCAATTGATAACTCGATGCAGTAGCAATCGTTACCGATGTCGAGTCAAGCGTTATTTGCGTGCCACTGCCTCGGCTGGCTACCGAGTAATACTGGTTGTTGACCTTCAGGACGCCAGCAGCAGCCCACGACGGGAACGAGCCGCCTGTCAGAGTCACCACCCCAGCCGCGACTGTGATTGTGCCTGTGGCGTATGGCGCGGTGGTGGTCACATCTGCCACTGGACGCAGGAACGACCAATCGTGGGCGGCATAAACACGTTTCAGCCCATCTTGAATACAATCGCCGATGTCCGCAGTTTGATCAGCCGAGAATCCGGTGCGAATACCGTACAGATATTTTCCAACTCGTTCCAGCAAGCTTGAGTAGCTAACGCCCCATCCGGAATTGGCTACGGGAGTACCTGGGAACGCCTGGGCGAACACACTCGACTGAAACGCATTGTCAAATACTGCGGTCATGGGATTAGGTCCGAGTGATGGTTACTTCGTCGTAGCCGGTTCCGCTGCCGTTGTTGGTGTAGGTTAGGTCCACCCCTAGCGGCGCAATGCCTAGAGTTCCAGACGCAAACAGAGCATCGTAAACAACTGCCTCTAAGACGTAGTATCGCCGCAAGACAGCCATTGCTCCGCTCACAGAGACAAACACTTCGAGCATGCCAACCGTGTCAGTGTCAGTTGCATCTAGAACGGCGTAGTACATGCCGGCAGAGATATGAGTTGCCCCTCCGCTGTTCTTGCTGGCCAACGTGGTAGCGCCACTCTTCCATAGCTTGATGTCAGTATTGGCGATCGTCAGTGCGGTCTCTGCCGTGTTTCCATCGACACTATCGACGAATTGACCAAGCAGGATCTCTTGGCTAGCTGTTGCTTTGCGAAGATACATTTAGGCTACCTGTTGTTGTTGATGATGTCGGCGAAATACGGCGATGGCCGGGAGCAGTGCAAGGAACTGTGGAGCCATGACGGCAGCAAACTGCGCATGACCTTCGGCGGTCAGGTGGACGCCCAAATTGTTGTAGCTATAAGAAGCTAACCAGTCAGTCGGGTTGTCGAAGAATACACAGCGAGCGTTATTCACAGCCGCTACTGCCGCGATTAACTCGCTTCGCCTGCTTCTGCCAGCAGGGCACATCACTACAACTGTGCAGCTAGTTGTTGCCGCTAGAATCTCGTTAATGGTTGAGGTGGCTGCTGTTGTTACGCTGGTGCTGTCGTTCTGTCCATGACAAATGAATATGACACTAGGCTCAGGAACCAGCATGCCAGTAGTTAGCTTGCTTGCTCCACTTGGATGCAGGTCCCATCCATTTTGCATAGTAGGAATTACGCCTTCGGTCGGCGTCGTTATCCAGCCTTGACCAGGCACGGACACAAGCGCTAAGTTCGCACTGACTAAGTCGGCTATCAATTGCGAATAAGACACCACCGAATTTGACGTTCCATCAACTACCGACTCAGAGCCTTCGCTATTGGAATCTCCGTAGCCCACAATCAGCCTGGGCCTAGTTTGTGATGCCGTTACCGTCTGCCCGGTTGGAACTCGCGCACCATAGGAAATGATTTCAGCATATCGGTCTGATCCGTATCGCGTCCCAAGGAACGAGTACGAGATAACGACTTCCGCTGTGTGTGTGCCAGACGATATGCCTGTGGCAATCTCTTTGTAAGTTAGCTCTGGAGTAGAAAACGTGTGGTACGTCCACGAGCCACCGTCAATGCGATAGGCCATCTTTGTGCGAATATCAGAAGTGTTGGCCGCTTGCGATGACGCATCGAATATAACTCCAGCCCTTGTGCCGGTGAAGTCGAATCGCAGCAGCGCGCCAGGCTGACTGGACGCCTTAGTTCGTCCACTGCCTACCCATGCAATCGGAG